AACAAAAATGTATGAAGGCGCATGTATGGAGTGCGATTACATGGATCAATCGTCAGAAATGTCGTCAGATCATGAAGTTGGAATGGCGCAAAATCTACTACAAGATATTATTCGAAACGCACAAGAGTTAATGCAAAAAATAGGAAATCAAGAAATAAACCTTCCAGGTTGGATACAAGATCACATATCACAAGCTCAAAACTATATTGATCAAGCCAATGTTGGATATCATACTTTAGGAGAAGATTAAAATTGACAGCGTAATGCAAATAGACAAATTATTAGAACAACTGCTAATTATCGAAGACGATAAACTTCGTATGGAAAAACCGCCAAAAACTTTTGAGGATGATCCTATGAATTTTATTTTGAATAAGTATCAGAATCTAAATGAGATTTTGACAGAATTATTGACTGATAATTTTCAAGAATACATCACTGGTATTTACATAATCGCACCAAAACCTACTACGTTTAAAATAGTTTTGCATAACGGGCAATACTTCTTTTTAACATATACACAAGAAGCGTATCAAGCAACAATAGCAGGAAAAAATTATTTCTTAATGACGGTTGGAGAAAAACAAAGAGCGATGTTAGCGATCTCTAGATTGTTAAGATGGGGAAGTCCACTTAAGACAAAAGGTCCTGAAGGAGCTGAACAAGGTGCAGAGGCTACAGATGCAACAGAAACACCCGCAGAAACTCCGCCAGCAGAAGGAGGAGAAAGTGGAGGCGAAGAAGAAACTTTAGCTGAATCGAAAAATATAATAAAAAACCTTTTAGAGGTAGAAGTCAGCGGACAAGAAGCTGAAGTATTGGGCGTTGAATTATGGAACGCGTCGGTAAACTACAAAAAAGTACCACCAAAATACTCAAAATACGAAAAAGTATTTGACGAGTTACAAAAAATATCATCTAAATACAAAGTAGAAATACAACAGTATTCTGGACAAAGAATATCAACAACTGATTTTTGGCAACAAGAAACAGGAAAATCAAAAGACGAACCAAAAACAGATCTAATATCAGTCGATAAAAAGAAATTGAGACTTTCAGCAAAAAAAGGTCCTGCTCAAATAATGAGCGGAATAAAAGAAGAATCTAAAGCCACAATCCTTGCAGCCGCTAGGTCTGTTGGACTAGATTCAGAAATCAAAAGTAGACTAATGAAAGAGATTGGTAGGTTGGCTGATACTACAAAAACTGAAAAATTAAATACTGGCGAATTAAGAAAAACTGATATTAAAAATTTAAAATCTAAAGTAAATATACAAGCAAAAAAAGTTTTAAATTCTGCTATTAAAGCTAACGCAGCTTTACAAAAAGATTTAGACGATCTATTCGTTAAAAATAAAGAATTTAAAAAAGCGTTTGTGTATGAAGCTATGACAGGAACTCAAAAATTTGGCAAAGGATCTCCAGCTGAAGCAAACTACGTAATCGCATTTAGTAATGATTTTAATCACGTTAAATTTGAAGACGTATCAAAAATGAGTTCTCCTGTAATCGATAAGATTTCTGATAAAACAAAACTCTCAGTTAGTTTTAAGTCTACATCGTATAAAATAAAAGGCGAAAAAGCTGGATACAATTTCTTCTCAGTAATAAGACTTGGTCTTGAAGATTTAGTGGAAAAGCAAGACAAGCTAAACGAAGCAATGAAAAACGCAAATTTGAGTGAAAACGTTGTCATCGACAAAATAAAACAATTTTTGGCTTATTTACAAGATAAGTTTAATAAAGTGATAGATTATATATCAGAAAGTGTAAAAAAGCTTACTGAGCTTATCCAACAAGGAATTGAAAAAGCTTTAGAATTTCTTGGTATAGAAATACGAACATCTATCGATTACACAGGACCAGAAGATTTTTATAGCATAATATAATCAAATATATGTCATTTAATTTACAAAAATATCTCATAGAAAATAATTTGACCCTAACAGGTAAAATAAGACTTCGTGAAGAGGAAGAAGATGCAGAAACTGAACCTTCAAAAGAAGACATGAAATCGACAGAAAAGGATATGAGAGATCTCGATAAAAATAAAAACCAACTTAAAAATTTACAAGCAAAAGTAAAAGACATAATCTTCAAGTTTACTAAAGATACACCTCAGGGTAAAGTCTTGATAGATGTAACAGCATATAAAAAAGCAATTGGAGATTTACCTAAAAAAATAAAAGATCTCAAAAAGAAAATTGACGCGGTAGAAAATCCACAAGCAGATGATTCAGAAGATCAAGACTAATAGAGTAAAATATGAAAAACATAATAACATATATCGCAATAACAATTGGATTGATTTGTATTGGAATATCAATATATGAACCAAAACCTACTATGCCAAGCGAATATAAGAATGCTATAGATTCTCTTACCAAAGCAAACAATGCATTACAACAAAAACAAAGGGAGTTAGATAGCGTAATAGGTAATTATCAGATACAGATATACGATTTAGATTATAAACTGTCTAATATCAAAGAAAAAACAACTGTCATTAAAGAATATTACCACGAAATAAGCAAACAAACGCAGTCATACAATACAACGCAAGTAGACTCATTTTTAAGAAATCGATTTAACTACTAATGAAAAAGCTAATATTCATACTACTCATATCTCCGCTAAAACTAATAGCGCAAGATACCATACACATACCAGCTCCCGCTGCTAAAGCTATAGTTCAAGAATTAGTCGGTTGCGATAGTGTAAAAGCTATACACGAATTAACAAAAGAACAATTGACTGTATTAGAAAAAAAGACTGAAATACAAGACAGCGCAATATCTGGATACAAAGAAAAGATGCGTATGTATAAAGAAATGTTATACAACGAACAGGAAAAGTTTGACGTACAAAATAAATGGGTTGACGATCTAAAGAAAGACGTTAGAAAGCTCAGGATATCTAATAAGATATACAAAACCGGTTTTTGGGCTGGATTATTCATAGGCACTATTGGATACATTTATTTAGCAAAGCCGTTTTAAAAAAACAAGACCTCTTCCCTACCATAAAAATAGCTCAACGTAACAGTTGGGCTTTTTTGTATATTTATATACATGAGTGAGCAACAAAATATAAAAGAAAAAATAAAGGAAGAGTTTGTAAAATGTGCTCAAGATCCTGTTTACTTCATGAAGAAGTATTACATGATTCAACATCCGCAAAGAGGTCGACAATTGTTCGATCTTTATCCATTTCAGGAAAAAGTTTTACGTCTATTCCAAAAGTATCCCGACTCAATTATTAATAAATCTAGACAGTTGGGTATATCGACACTTGTTTCTGCATATTCTTTGTGGTTGATGATATTCAATAAGGATAAAAACGTTCTTGTAATAGCTACCAAACAAGATACCGCAAAAAATATGGTAACTAAAGTAAGATTTGCTTACGATAACCTACCAGTCTGGCTTAGAATAGGAGCTACTGCAATTGAAAACAATAGGTTAAGCTTAAGATTGACAAATGGATCTCAGATTAAAGCCGTATCAGCTGCAGGTGACTCTGGTCGTTCTGAAGCTGTGTCGCTGCTTGTAATCGATGAGGCTGCGTTTATTGACAACATTGAAACTATATACACTGCGGCTAAAATGACTCTTGCTACCGGTGGTGGGTGCATTGCGCTTTCTACTCCAAATGGTATGGGTAATTGGTTCCATAAGACTTATACAACTGCTCAAAAGCAAGAGAATAATTTTATACCCATATCTTTACCGTGGACCGTCCATCCAGAAAGAGATCAAGCTTGGAGAGACGAACAAGACGTAGATTTAGGTAAAAGAAACGCTGCACAAGAATGCGATTGCGACTTCTTAAGCTCAGGTAATACAGTTATCGAACCAGATATACTTACTTGGTACGAACAAAATATGATATGCGAACCAATTGAGAAAAGAGGTGTTGATAAATCTTATTGGATATGGGAATATCCTGATCCTATGAAATATTATGCGGTGATCGCTGACGTTGCTCGAGGTGACGGATCAGATTATTCTGCTTTTCACGTAATAGATATAGATACTATGGCGCAAGTTGCAGAGTATCAATCTCAGTTGGGAACAAGAGAATACGCAAATGTTTTAATTTCTGCTGCCACCGAATACAATCAAGCGTTACTTGTCGTAGAAAATAATAATATTGGATGGGACGTTGTTCAATCGATAGTAGAAAGTGGATACACTAATATGTATTATAGCTTAAGAACAGAGGGAAATTCGGATTTTGTTACATATATAAACAAATACGAAAGATCAGATGGACTAGTCCCAGGATTTTCGATGAATCAAAGAACTAGACCACTTGCGATTGAAAGAATGAGAGATTCTATTGAGAATAAAGTTGCGGTAATAAAATCGCGTAGATTGCTAGAAGAGCTTAGAGTTTTTATTTGGAAAAATAATAAGCAACAAGCAATGAACGGATATAATGACGATTTAACATTGTCTTTCGCAATGGGAATGTACTTGAGAGAAACATCTCTTAGGTATAGAAAGACAGCTGAAAGTTTGACATATAGTGCATTAAACAACTATTCAAGAACGACTAGTGAAATGCCTCTATACAACGCAAACAGTAACATAAATCAAAATCCGTGGGGAATGAACGTAAACAATGCCCAAGGTCAACAATTTGAAGATCTTAGGTGGCTAATATAAATTTAAAAAATGGCAGATCAACAACAACAAAAACAGAATAACTTATTTTCTACATTAAGAAGACTTTTTTCTACCGACGTTATTATAAGAAATAATGGAGACGGTGCTCTTAAAGTAGTC